TTGCGTAGCGCTCTTTTTCGAACACGATTACGCCATCGCTGTTCTTTGCCTGGAGCAGATAGCCCACAAGGTAGTAGGTAGCGGTGATTGTGTCGCTGAACGTCTCGGTTGCAGGGTCCCAGTAGACAGCAGCTCCAACGGTTGCAAACGTGTTCTCAGTTTCGTGCAGCTCGTCGGTCTGGATCTGGATTCCTTCCTCAACGTGGAGGCTACCTACTTCTCCGTCGGCGATTGCCTCGTCGGCTACTGCAGCGTATGGTCCTACGATCGCAAACTGGTACTGCTCGAGGTCACCACCAGTCCCATTTTCGATGCGAACGTGGTCGCACATTTCTTTTTCGATGTAAACTTTCATGTTTTCCCTCTCTCTTAGTAGCTAACGACGATTTTCTCACCGTCGGTCGGTTTTGGATTCGCAGGAGGATCAACAACCTGGTTCACCCCGGCTGCACGCTCAGCTGCCAAAGCAACAGCAATCGGCATCTTCCTGATCTCATCGATGGTCTTGCCCTTCTCTGTCTGCTCATCAGCATACAGGCGCAAATTCCCTTCCTTGCCGAATGCCTCATCAAGCTGTGCATTCAAGGCGGCCTTCTCGGCTTCCTTTGCTTTTTTGATGAGCTCTGCAGGATCATTCTCACCCAATGCATCGAGCGCTGCCTTCTGCTTGTCGGTGATCAGCTTATCCTTTGCACCGAACAGGTCGAGCGCACCCTCAAGCTTGAACTCTCCGCTTTTCACGAAGTCCTTTGCTGCGGTCAGAAAATCTTCGAATTTCATCTCTTCTTCCTTCGGCTTCTCAGGCGGGGTGCCGAAATAGGCGGCCACACTCTTCAGCCTTTCGTGGTATTTGTATTTCTCGATATCAAGCACGTTGCTCGCCTGATCACTTGCCTTTCCAGTCTCAAGGAAATCAGTTGCAAATCCTGCATCGACAATTTCCTTGCCATAGTACCATGTCTCATCGTCCATGAGTTTGAGCACTTCCTCAAGCGGTTTCCCACTGAAGCGCGAGAGGCGGTCAGCAATGTGCTTGTTCAACTTCTCAAGCGATTCGGACTCGTTCTGCATGTCGTGGTAATCACCGAAGCACCAGTTGGCCGCATTATGGACCATGTAGACCGTGATATCCTGTGCGGTAACCTTCTGGCATGCGGTTGCAATGTATGAACCGATTGATGCAACAAGACCTCCCATGAGACATGATTTCTTGCCCGTATACTTGTCGATCAGGTCATAGATTGCTATGCCCTCGGTTACGACTCCACCCTGGGTATTGAGATGAATCTCAATCTCTTCACCGTCAGCCTCGTCAAGCCATTGCTTGACCATACCTGATGTGAGGTCATATCCTACGTAGCCTGAAAGATAAATTCGTTTCATATTCTCATTTTCCTTTACAAATCATCATTTGTCAAGTCTATGCTATCATACCGTAGTAGGTATCATTCCATTCGTCAAGATAGTCAACGCTCTCTCCATCTGACCAGCGCTTGAGATCTTCGACAAAATCATCTGCATCGCGTAGGCGTGGCATGAGGTAGCAACCGCAATGTGGATGAGGCTGTATCGGAACTTGCTCGGCAGTGTAAGGACTTCCATGCGCATAATCAGGACATGCACAATCCCAATCGGCACGACCTGCCTGCATGATCCAATCGTACAGGTCATATGCACCAGGATTGCGCTTCCCTGCTTCAACACCCGCTTCCTTGAGCGATGCATAGAGCTCGGTACGAACCAGTCGCATTGCCCGCCAGTCTACATTCTTCGGTATACGTTTTGCAAACTCCTTGGTTCCGGCTTCTAACCTTCCATAACGCTTCATAAGCTTTACCTTGCCATCAGCTATGTACGTGGTCAGATCGTCAGCAATTTTTACAGGGTCCCTTCCCTGGGAAAGCCCTGACAATATCACCTGCTTGATATCAGTAGGGAACGCCTCGCCAACACGCCACACGCGCTCGCTGAATGTGTACCCGTCTGCGAACATGCGCGTCGCCATATTGGTGAGAAGCTGTTCATTGATTTTCACATACATGTTCCTGATCTTCACCACCGACAAGACGTTTCCTGCTTTTGCATTTGCATCGGTTAGCCACTTCTCATCGACAGCGGATATACTGCTCACCGTATTCTCCACGGCAATCGGAGCCTCGATATTGATCGATTCGCTTATTCCATTCACCCCGGCCTTGAGCTGCAGATCGATCTGCCTCCAGCTCTGCTGTGTAAAATCAGACGCACCGGTCAGCTCAGCAACCCTCAGCTGTTCGGCTACCTTCTCTCCTGCAGTTATGTATGATTGCTTGATCTGGGTCATTGCCGTCTTGATCTGTTTTGGTGTTGCCTTCCTTACCGACCGGTACGCCGTCTCATATTCCTTGCGTGTCATTCGAATTCGTCCCTTGCCATCTCATAGTCGGCATCGCGGAACTGCTTATGCTTTGCCATTGCGGACAAACCTTGCTCGAATTCCTCATATGTCTCGATGGTGGAAGCTGGATATAAATTGTTCCATAGCTCATAGAGCTGCTGCTTGGTAGCAGCACCCCCATCAACCAGTCGCGCGGCACCCTCGGCAAATGACTTGAATACCTCTGCCTTGGTCTTGGCTGATAGCTTGTCCAGGTTTCCCCACTTGACCTCGATATCAGGACTGGTTGCCTGCATGCTGGCTACGCTCATGAGCCGCACAGACGCCGTGAACAGGCGCTTGTATGCCGCGGTTTTCTGCCCGCGCTTGTCCTCTACGAACAAAAGCAGCAATCCCATCTGCTCCTCGGCTGATGCCAAATTGCCCTCGACCTTTATGCCCCAGCAAATCTCTGGAACAACACTTCCCTCGACGATCTTTCTGAATGTACGCTTCAAGGCTGATTCATATGCCTGGTAGGCATTGTCAGGGAACTCAAAAGAAACCTTCTCATCGGGAAGATTCAGGAACAAATCAGATTTGGCAATATCCACATCGCCTATGTTGCCGAAACCATTGTTCTTTAGCCATGCCGTTGCATCCTTGCAGTCTACGATCATCTTCGTATTGAATTTTGCCAATGTGGTTGTCTGCATGAGCTCGATGTCATGGTAGTTCTTCAGATCGTAGACAATACGCTCGTAGTCTGAGTGTCCCCTCACCTCGGTGGCATCTGAGTTATTGGAGAAATTGATCGGTAGCTCGCGCGTGATATTCGGCACGATCTCATTATCGAGCGGAATGCGGAGTGTGCTCTGCGTCCACTCGGTCTTAATCGTATCCCTGGTAAATGTGCGCTTTCTCACCACACCTGCAGTCATTCCATTGTCAAGACTTATTGTCATTTGCTCTTCGCAGATGATTGTAGATACATCACCCGTCCTGATGTCGCGCATGACCGTGGTAACGCTTGTATCAGGTATGATCTCCCAGTGGATCTTACGGTCTTCCGCTGAGAAATAGGGCCATACCCAGATGGTGCCGTCGCGATGGCATTCGGTATGGATCTGCTGCATGAGCGTGGAAAACTGCTCGATCAAATCGTTGAGCATCTCCTGGACACGGTTGTCCTCGCTTTCTGCAACAGGAAGACCCATGAACCAGACGGGCACCGCAATCGGAGCATAGGCAAGGCTGCCTGCAAGCTTGAATCCATTGTATTCGTTATGATACAAGCCGTAGGTAAGATCTCGGTTTACCACAACTCCTTCTGTCCAGTCGACAATACCGCGGGATATCCTGCGTTGCCTGGTTATATTCTCATTGGTGGATGTTCTATTGAAGAAAAGTCCCATCGGTATTATCTCCTTCGGTAAGTATCACACGATTTCTTCAAATCGTCAATGCAATCACTGATCTCATATTCGCTGTAGAAAAGACATGTCCTACCCTTGTAATGATATTCACGTTTTCCTTGATAGCCGATGATGATGTTGTACTTGAGCCTTGGAAGCGCTGACTTCTTAGGCATGTGGTCTCGTATTGATATTGTTCCGATTTCGGATGAATGAATGTACACGCTCGTTGTTTTCTTCGCATGGTAAATTGACAGCGGCATGCCATCCAAGGCAATCATCACACGCTCGTACACATCACTTGTCGTCACCATCTGCGCCTCCTCGCCATCTGTTCGCGTATCTCTTCTGGCAATACAATGCCGCTTCCATCGTAGTAGCACAAAAGCAAAGCGTCTGCCTCGTCTGGGCTTCTGCCGCAACGCTTCTTGTAGTCGTCCTTGCTCTCGATTTTGCGCCTTCCCTGGTGATCGTATGAGTACTGCCTTCCCGCAAGCTCAGCCATCAAGACAGGATCGTCGGGAATCGATGCCTCATCAACGGGAAAGTTGAACCATAGCTCGTCTGCTATGCTGGTATATTTGTCCTTGTCAGCTGGTGATCCTCCAAAGTTGATTGGATATACCTTGGCCCCAAGCTCACGCAGGCGATCGGTAACGCCGCCGCCCACCCCGCTGTCGTCAACGTAGATGGGGATTGACGGATCATGCCCAGCCATCGCCCAGCACTCATAGGCGGTGGTCATGGTGTCCTGTTTTGAAAATGATTTATGATCGGTGATAGCCAAGCCCTTGCGCTTGTATATGACGGTCCTGTCGTCGCCGTACCTTGCAACGTCGCAGCCAATCTGTATGATACCCACAGGCTCGATCACACGTTCCATTGCAGCACGAATTGCAACCCTGCTCATGACAGAGCGCTGGCCCTGCTTCCTGGGCTGGCCGCCCCAGATGTGCTCGGCTTCGTCGGGGTCGAGTGCATAGTCGGCTTCCATCTCCTTCTGCAGCTCGGGTCCCCACCACGGGTTATCTATGGGACCAGGTTCAAGCCAGATGCGAAATACATCGTCTCGGCTTGATTGCCACAAGCGCAGATCAATGGGATCGCTCTCAGTCTCGGGGTTCCATGATGCCCATAGCTCGGAGCCTGGTTTTCTCAAGGTAGGCATGATCATACTTAGACTTTCGTTTGATATGACTGCCGCTTCCTCAAGCCAGAAAATATC